GGCGACCGCCTGCTCGACGGCGGAGCACGTCGCGCTCCTCTACTCGGGCCGTGTCGAGGCCGAGGTGGAGCGCGGGATCGATGCTCTTGCCGACCGCGTCGAGGCCCTCGAGTGCACGCAGGCCGAGCTCGTCGCCGCGATCGGGCAGGCGGCTGAGGAGCCGGTGGTAGAGGAGCGCGACCAGGCGGTGGCCACGCTGCTGGCAGTCCGCGAGGCGCTCGAGGCCGGGCAGTGGGCGCGGGCGATGGAGGCCGCGGGATGCGGCGAGGAGGCAGACCGTGGCTGAGTGGGTCGTGTGGTCAGACGTGTACGACGGCGAGGAGGTCCTCATTGAGGCGGACTCGGCCGCGGAGGCCGCGGCGGAGTACGCGGATGCGACGGACAGCGAGGACTGCACCTGGGCGTTCCTGGACGAGGCGGACTACGTGTGGGTCCGCCTCCGCGGTAACGACGCGCCGCCGATCGTCTATCTCGTGAGCGGCGAGGCTATCCCGACCTACTACGCCAGCTGTGCCGACGAGCTGCTCCTCGCCGCCTTCGTCGGGGCCGTGCTCCGGACGCTCGGGCTCGGCCCGGTGGAGGTCGACCGTGTCTGAGGCGACCTTCACCGAGCTGTTCGGCCGCGGCCCCTACCACACCCCCTGGCCCGCCCTCGACGAGGTCGTGCTCCGGTCGCTCGGGCTCGGCCCGGTGGAGGCCGACCGTGGCTGAGCTCGTCGACGACGCCGGCCGCCCGGCGCCCGCGTGGGCCCGCCCCGGGACGGTGGTCCGCTACCGCCCGCACGTCGGGCACGACCCCTGGTACCTGGGCCAGATCACGAGCGAGCCCCGGCTGCTCGGCGGCACCTGGGTCGTGCGTGTCGGCCGGATGGAGGCGGCCTACCGCAACGTGGCAGCGGCGGCGCTCGACGCGCTCGAGCCGGTCGCCGAGCTGGCGGGGCGCGTCGCCGAGCTCGAGGCTCACGTCGCCCGGGTGGCGGGCCTCCCGTCGATGGACGAGGCGCGCGCGTCGGCCGCCATCATGCAGGTCGCGGCCACGCTGGCGCGGCGCGGAGATACCGGGCTGGCACACACGCTGCGCGACGCGGTGGACCGGTGGCGGGCGCACGCTGCGCAGGAGCGTCGAGCGGCGTGCATCGCGCTCGACGATGCGGCGGAGGTGGAGTCGTGAGGCGGTTTCGGCCGCCCGAGGTGTGCGTGGTCGATGGCCTGCGCTTCGTCGAGGTGCTCGGGGTCACCGCGACCCCGGCCGGCCTCGACGTCCTCGATGCGCTGCGCCATGCCCGGGCCGACGACGAGCGCGCGGCACGTGAGGGGCAGGCGGACCTGCGTGTCGCCGTGCTGGGCGCGCGGACGGTTCAGCGACTCGCCGAGGAGGCGGAGGTGAGTGAGTCGACGGCCCGCACGTGGGGCGAGGCGTGGACGCTGCACGGGATCGTGACCCGCGGCACCATCGCCGGCCGCGTCTACTACCGGGCCGTCACGACGCAGGACCGGGCAGACGAGCGGCGCCGTGACGAGCGGAGCGCGCGACGCGAGGCCGCCATCGAGCGCGCTCGCCAGGCCGGCTACCAGGCGACCCGTGGAGTGGCCGGTGCCGTGGAGCTCACCGTGCGCGATCTCGAGCGCCTCCTCAACCGGGCCTCGGCCCGCCCCGGCGTCGGGTGGCTCGCCGACGACGAGGAGCAGCAGACGTGAGGACGCATGACGCAAGGCTGACCGTGGGTCTCACGACCGCGCTCAAGCGCGCGGTCGTGGACGCCGCGGAGCGGGACGGCGTGTCGGTCGCGTGCTGGGTGCGGCGCGTGCTGTACCGCGAGGCGGGGGAGGCCGTCGCCGGGTGGCGGCCGATGCGCACGGCGACGATGGACGAGACAGTGGCGCTAGCTGATGAGCTGCGCCGGCACGCGCCGATGCTCGAGGAGCACGACGCCTGGCTGCTCGCCGGGCTGTCCCTGACGGGTGGCGAATGGGCGACGCATCTGCGCGACCTGCAACGCGCTGAGGGCATCAGCGGCGCCGCTGCGCTGGCGTGTGCCGAGGCGCTGTCTGTGGCGGGCGTGACGCTGCGCATCAGCATACCGGGGCCGCCACAGCCGAAGCAGCGGCCGCGCCGCAATCGGCGCACGGGCCGGTGGTACACGCCACCGCGCACGGGGCGCTATGAGGCGCATGTAGCGAGCTGTGCCGCCGCGGCCGCAATGACGCAGGGGTGGGAGCGCACCGACGCTCCCGTGCGCATGGTGGTCGAGGTGCGGTGGCCCGACCGCCGGCGCCGCGACATCGACAATTTGGCGAAGTCCGTCATGGACGGGCTGACCAAGGCTGGCAGCGTTTGGGTCGACGACGCCCAGGTGTGCGAGCTGACGGTGCGGACGAGCGTGGGCCGGGAGGACCCGGGCGCCGAGGTGACCGTGGAGGTGCTGTTATAAAGGTCCGCGGACGGCTCGAGGCGCTACAGGTCATCGACGCGCGCGACCGTGCGGCGGCGCTGCGGATGGGGCGAGAGCGGCGCAGGCTCGAGGGCGCGGTGTCCAGGCAGGTGCTCGCGTCGATGGAGCGGCGCGGGTGGATCGACCGCAGCCGCGAGGCGTGGCTGACGGACATGGGTCGCCGGGAGCTCCGCGCGTGGAGCGCAGAGCGCGTGCGGCCATACCAGCTGGCGGACGTCGTGGACGTGCCCGGCGTGGCGGAGGACGAGTGATGGCACGGGCGCTGGGGGGCCTGGGTCGAGCTCGAAAGGAAGGCACCCATGGACGCTATAGCGCATACACCGTAAGGGCTCGGACCGGCCCTCCACAAGCACCCCGGACCGGGGTAGGAGAAGGAAGCATGAAGAAGGACGACGTGCGATCCATGCTGAGCGATGTGCTCGGCGACGGCGCCGCAAGCATCACCCAGGATCGAGCAGAGCGCCGCCGCGCTGTCTGCCACCTCTGCCATGGTAGTGGGAAGCGGCTATCCGACACCTCCTCGCACCACCGCGACGGGAAGACGTGCTGGTCGTTTACCTACGATGCCTGCACATGCCTCGCAGGGCTGGTGCGAGGGGGCGTCCGATGACGGATGACGAAGCCCGCGACCTAGTCGCCAGCCGACGTACGTACCGGCTGCCATCGGCGCCGACGTGCGGCGCTCCGCTGACGGAGGGTGGTCGCCACTACGTGTGCGACGCGCCTCCGCAGTGGGGCCCGTGCTCGTCGGGCACCGGGGAGGACTGCGCGTGCTGTGCTGCATGCCGGCTCACGTGTGCTAGGAAACACTCGGCCTTGGTCTTTGAGGCATTCAGCGCAGACATGGTCATCGACGCATACGAACTGCCGGGACAGGCGTGACCCTGGGGCGCATCTGACCCGCCACACCTGGCGCACTCGCCGTCGCCTCGCCGACATAACGTTCGCAAACGTCACCGCAACGCTTGCGGACATTACACTGGAGACTAGATTGGTCTCATGACGCGGCGACGGAGCCGCGGAGGAGACAGCCATGAACGCCACCGACATCATCGCCAAGCTCAACGACGCCGACGCCAACGAGGACGAGGCCATCGCCATCATCGAGGCCGCCGGCTGGGACGTCGACCGCGACTTCGCCGAGGACGGCGCCCTCTGGGGCGTGCGCGACGCCGAGGGCACGCTGCACGTGCTCGAGTGGAGCGCCACGTACGGCTGGCACGAGGCGGGCGAGGAGTTCCTCTTCGCCCCGGACGTCGACGGCGAGCCGCTCACCGAGGCCGAGGCCGAGGCGCTCTGCGAGCGTGCGGAGGCGTGGCTCGACGAGCACGGCGGCGCCGGCATCAGCTGGCGCGTCCAACTCCCCGGCAAGCTCGTCGACGCGGTCGGGACCTACCAGCGCCGCACCGATGGCTCGTGGCAGATCCTCGGCTACACCGTCGCCGAGCCCGCCGCCATCCGCGAGTTGACGGACGCGGCGTGGCTCGCCGCCTGCGAGACGCTGGAGGCGGCGTGAAGCTCGCGGAGCTCGACCCGCGCGACGTCGGCGCCCGCGCCGCCCGGGCCCTCGTCGACCACGTCGGCCGCGCCGCCTCCCAGCTCGGCCCGTCCTACACGGTCCGCGTCGATGGGGGTGACCCCGCCTCATCCGACGTGGCGCTGACCATGCGCGCTCTCACCGAGTACGCCCAGCGCGGCCTCCCGGTCTGGGACTGGACGGACACGGACATGGTCGCCGACGCCCTGATCAGCGCCCTCTCCGCCCTCTACGGCAGCCCCTGCGGCGACCTCACGGGCACCGCCGCCGACCCAAGCGACGTGGACCTCGACCCGTCCGAGCCGCTCACCCTCGCCATCGCCGCCGCCGACGCGCGCCTGCGCATCGACACCGGCTTCCCGGTCACCGCGCGGGACGTGGGGGCGCTCGCTGGCATCAGCGGGCAGGGCGTGCGCCGCTACCTGCGGAGCGGCGAGCTCGAGGCCAGCAACGACCGGCCCCAGCGAATCGCGGCGGCGGACGCCGCGCGGTGGCTGGCCGCCCGGGGCGTGCCGGGCTTCCGATGACCTACAATCAGTACACGTTCGACTCCCCGCGTGCGGGGGACCACGGGGCGAGGGCCAAGCGGACGGCCACCGAGCTTCTAACTCGGAGGATGCAGGTTCGAATCCTGCCGCCCCGGCCGAGTGAGGCGCCCGACGGCGCAGAGAGGAACGACATGAGCGACACCCACGAGATCGCGCGCGCCTGGCGCATCCCCTCCTTCGTCGAGCTGGCCTTCGAGGCCAGCATGGATGAAGGTGTCACGGAGCTGCGGCCCCGCATCGACGCCTACCTCGGGCACGGCGCGATCGAGTCGCTCGAGCGCGCTCAGGGGCTCGTGCGCCGCGTCTGCCACTGGCTCGCCGATGCGGGCTTCGACTGGACCGACGCGCACGCTCCGCTGCACGACGAACTCGCGCGCATCGAGGACGCAATCCTCGCGTCGAAGGGGGTCGCTCGCGTGACTCGCTGACCACCCCGGCTCGCAAAGCGACGCCCCCGCTCGGACCATCCGGCGGGGGCGTCGTGAAAGAGTGACTCGCGTCTCTCGATCTAGGCAGCGCCCAGCTTACGACTCGCCGCCCGGCCGCGCCAGGTATCATGTCGGCTCGCGTGTGCTAGGATAGGAGCGGAGGTGAGTGATGAGTGAGGACGAGAGAGGCCACCGTGGGTAAGGCAATCACCTCCCACCCAGCACTATCAAGGCTCACCGAGAAGCAAAGGCGGTTCGTGCTGGCGTACCGCGCGCACGGTAACGCAACACGAGCCGCTCGAGAGGCCGGGTACGCAGGCAGCCCGAACACACTGAGCGCGGTTGGTTCGGAAAACCTGAGGAAGCCTAAGGTCTTAGGGGCGCTAGAGGCCATGGGCGAGCCAGAGGAGTCCGCCCGCATCCTCAGCACGGAGGAGCTCGACGAGTGGTGCTCCGCGGTCGTGCGCGGCGAGGTCGGCGAGCCGGAGACAGACCTGGCGGGGCAGGTAGTAGGTGAGGCTCCGCCGAAGCTGCGTGACCGCATCGCAGCGGCCAAGATGCTCTATCAGCGCAGGGGTGCGTTTGTGTCGCGCAGCGAGGTCCGGCACCTGCCGGACGACAGCAAGAGCCTGGATGAGCTGGCTCAGGAGGCGCGTGAGCGGGCCGAGCGGGTGCTGCGGCTCGTGGGCGGTGGCGAGGAGCAGTGAGTTGGGAGCTGCGCCCGCCGCGTCCTGAGGAGGTCGCGCTCATCACGCAGACGTACGTGCGCGGTGCGCGGCGGGCGATGTGGGATGCGGAGCTCGAGGGCCGAGGCTGGCCTGCGCTCGCCGAGCGATTCGTGGCGGCCTCTCTCGAGGCGGGGCACTGCGTGGTGGCCGGCTGGCCGGGGAGCGATGTGGTCGGCGGCTACTGCCTGGGGCAGCGCGACGCCGACCGGGCCGTGTGTCACTGGGTGTACGTCAAGGGTTTGTACCGGAGGCGCGGTATTGCTACCATGCTCGTGGGAGCCCTGCGGGCGGGCCTAGACGAGGTCATCGTGACGCACACCGCCTCACGGTGGCAGCGTGCGCGCGTGCGTCGCGAGGGGTGGAGGGCCGCCGATAGGCTGCCGTGGCTGTGGCTGTTGGAGTATGAGGGAGCACATGGGTGAGACTGACACGAAGCGTCGCGGGGGCCGGAGGGCGAAGCCGCCGCGCATCAAGAGCATCTCGCTCGTGAGCAAGATGCGTGTGCCTGGCGTGGCGCGGACGGACCACGTGGTAGCATCGCCGGGCCGCGAGCTTGAGCTCGGGGAGCTGGGTGGTGCGCCAGGTGTGTGGGTGTCGATGCGGGTCGACGGGCAGGAGCGGCGCATCTTCGTCCCGATGGCCGGCATCTGTGGGCTGGTGCTCGAGGGGCAGTGACGCGACCTGTCGCCGACCAGGTCGCGGCGGACCTAGCGTGGCTGCGCGCATACGAGTCTCGCGTCGCGCCGCGCTGGTGTCCGCTCGACCCGCATGAGCGACAGGCGGAGTTCCTGGCGTGCGCCGAGACTGAGGCGCTCTATGGTGGCGCGACGGGAGGCGGCAAGACGGCGGCGCTGCTGATGGCGGCGCTCGAGCATGTCGACGTGCCAAAATACGCGGCGCTGGTGCTGCGGCGCACCTTCCCCGATTTGGCGCAGCCTGGCGGGCCCATGCACCTGGCCGGCGAGTGGCTGCACCCCAGCGCCGCGACCTGGAACGACCGGGACAAGGCGTGGACGTTTCCCTCCGGGGCCGTCCTGAGATTCGGCTACATGCAGCATACCAAGGACATCTATCGGTATCAGGGTGGTGAGTACCAGCTGTTCTGCTTCGACGAGCTGACGCAGTTCCGCGAGCAGCAGTACACGTACCTGTTCTCCCGCGCCCGGAAGCGCACGGGCGAGGCGTGGGACCGTATACCGCTGCGATTCCGCAGCGCGGCCAACCCCGGCGGGGTGGGGCACGAGTGGGTCAGGGCGCGCTTTGGCATCCGCGAGGACGGCACGCAGGACGCTTCGTCGGCGCGCAATGCGCGCGGCGAGCTCCGGCCATTCGTCCAGTCGTTCGCGAAGGACAACCCCGGCATCGACGTCGAGAGCTACATGGCGATGCTCGACGAGCTGGACGAGGTCACGCGTCGCCAGCTGCGCGACGGCCTGTGGCTACAGGACTCGACGGGTCTGGTGTTGCCGCTCACGCGGCGCAACGTCGTGGACGCGCCGCCCGAGCACGTGCCGCTGCTCCACGTGCTCGCGATGGACTTCGGCTCCTCGGAGGTGGAGGAGACTCTGGCGCTGGTGGTGCTGGCGTGGTCTCCACATGTGCCACGCCAGGTGTGGGTCGTGAGGGCGGAGAAGCACTGCGCGATGATGCTCGACGAGCTGGCTGCGCGCATCCGCGAGCTGGATGCGAGGTACGACTTCGGCCGGGTCGTGGCGGACGAGGGCGCGCTCGGCGTGCAGTTCGGTCGCGAGCTCCGGGCGCGCTTTGGCATCCCGGTGCGCCCGGCCAAGAAGGCCGACCGCATCGGCTATATCAGGCTGCTGCGCGACGCGGCTCGACGCGGCGACCTCCTGCTGGTGCGCGACGACGCCAACGCTCTGCATGACGAGGCGTCGTCGCTGCTGTGGCACGAGGACGGGCGCCGCACGGTGGGCACGTGCCACGCATACGACGCCACGCTGTACGGGTGGCGCATGGCGCGCGCGTGGGCCGCAGAGGAGCCGCAGCCTGAGCCGGCCGAGGGGTCGCACGAATGGCTCGAGCGTCGCAAGCGCGCTCTAGCGCGACGGCGCGCTAAGGAGCGCAAGGAGTGGTGGCGATGAACAGGGACACGAGCCGCACGTGGTGGACGGGAGAGACGGCCCCCGTGGCCGAGGCGCTGGTCGCGACCGCGCGCTTCGCGCAGCAGGCTGACCGGGCGCGCCAGGAGGCGTTGAGGCGCTCGCTGAGCCTGTACCTCAACCGCCCCGTGCAGGAGCTGACGCCCAGCGGCTACGCGCGCGAGGCCGTGACCGACACGCGCGTGCGGTTCCCCATCGCCAAGTCGGTGGTGGACACGGTGCATGCGAAGCTGACGAAGAGCCTGCCGCGCACGACGGTGCTGACCGAGGGCGCCACGTTCACTTTGCGGATGCAGGCGGAGATGCTCGAGGACTTCATCGACGGCACCAAGGGCGCGAGGCGCAACGACTGGCGCGCGCTGTGCCCTCGCATCGTGCGCGACGCGATGGTGATGCGGACCGGGGCGGTAAAGGTGTACCCGAGCGTCATCATGCTGGACGGCGAGGAGCGGGGTCGCATCTGCATCGATCGGGTATTCGCCCACGAGCTGCTCGTCGACCCGGCGGAGGCCGTGTACGGGCGACCTCGTAGCCTGTTCCAGCTCGCCGTCATGGACCGTCGCGCGGCGGCGGAGTCGTGGCCGGCCCATGCGGACGCCATCGAGCGCCACGCCCGGTCGCCGCAGCGGACTGACCACGGGGCGGAGCCGACCGCGGACCAGGTGTGTGTGTGGGAGGGGTGGCATCTGGCCTCTGGCCACGGCGCGGATGACGGGCGCCACATCATCGCGGTGGAGGGCGTCGACCAGCCGGTGGTGGATGAGGAGTACGAGCGCGACGGGTTCCCCTTTGCGCTGCTGCACTGGACGGACCCGCTCATGGGCTATTGGGGCGGCTCGCTCATCGACGACATCGACGGCATCCATGTCGAGGCGAACGAGGTGGCTCAGCGCAACCAGCGCAGGGCCGAGCAGCTCACGCCGAAGCTCCTGACGACGTCCGGCGAGGTAGAGCAGTCGCTGGACAACGACATCGATATCGCGGTGTACAAGGTCGGGCCGATGGAGGAT